GGTGGGATATCAAGGAAACCGCTGGTAAACTACTGGCTGTGATCCGGGACTACCGCCCGATCAGCATGGGAATCGAGAAGGGTGCGCTCAAGAATGCGGTGCTGCCGTACCTGAGCGATATGATGCGTAGCAACAATGTGTATTCGCATATTGTTGACCTGACGCATGGGAATCGGAAGAAGGCGGATCGGATCATCTGGGGCTTGCAGGGCCGGTTTGAGCATGGAAGGATCGTTCTGAACGAGGACGAGGACTTCGATGACTTCACGGATCAGTTGCTGATGTTCCCGGCCCAGGGCGTGCATGATGATCTGCCAGATGCGCTGAGTTACATGGATCAGTTGGCGGTGACCAGTTACTTCGTTGAGGATGCTTCCGAGGATTGGGAGCCGATTGATATTGTGGCGGGGGTTTGATGGATCAATTCGAGGAAGAATCGCAGGAGTCCCAAGACGACAAGGCGCTGGTGGCCTTTGTCATGGATCACTGCGAACGGTGGCGCGACTACCGCGACACGAACTTCCTTGAGAAATGGGAAGAATACGAGCGTATCTTCCGGGGCGAATGGGCGGCAGAGGACAAGACGCGAGATTCGGAGCGTAGCCGGATTGTGACGCCAGCCACGCAGCAGGCGGTCGAGACGCGCCATGCCGAAATCATGGAAGCGATCTTCGGGCAGGGTGAGTTCTTCGACATTGAGGACGACATCAAGGATGTCGATGGGAATCCGCTGGACGTTGAGGCCATCAAGGTTCAACTCATGGAGGATTTCAAGGTAGACAAGATTCGCAAGTCGATTGACCAGATCGAGTTGATGGCCGAGATTTACGGTTCGGGCATTGGTGAGATCGTGGTCACGACCGAGAAGATTTTCGAGCCTGCCACGCGCCCGATTCCCGGCGAGGTCGGTACCGCCGCGACGGGGGTGGTCGAGAAGAACCGGGTGGCGGTCAAGATCGTCCCGGTCAACCCCAAGAACTTCCTGTTCGATCCCAACGGCACCAGCATTGAAGATTGCATGGGCGTGGCGATTGAGAAGTACACGGCAATCCACAAGATCATCCGCAATCAGGAACTAGGCGTCTACCGGAAGGTGGACATTGGCTCGGCCTATGAGGATGACAGACTGGAGCCGACGCAGGAGATCGTGCAGTACCAAGACGACAAGGTACTGCTGCTGACGTACTACGGGCTGGTGCCGCGTGAGTTGCTGGAGAACCTGAGCAAGCAGGATGGCGAGGAGGTTGTTGAACTGTTCTCGCCGCAGGACGACCAGAAAGAGTATGCCGATATGGTCGAGGCAATCGTAGTGATTGCCAACAACGGCGTGCTGCTCAAGGCAGAAGAAAACCCGTACATGATGCAGGATCGTCCGGTGATGCTGTACCAGGACGATACGGTTCCGAATCGGCTTTTGGGGCGCGGTACAATCGAAAAAGCCTACAACATGCAGAAGGCGATTGACGCGCAGATTCGCAGCCATCTGGACAGTCTGGCACTGACCACCTCGCCCATGATGGCGATGGACGCTACTCGCCTGCCGCGTGGGGTCAAATTTGAAATCAAGCCGGGTAAGGCCGTGCTGACCAATGGCCCGCCGCAAGAGATTCTGTTCCCGTTCAAGTTCGGCAACACTGACCCGACGAATCTGACGACGGCGCAGAACTTTGAGCGGATGCTGCTGCAATCTACCGGCACGCTGGATAGTCAGGGCATGGTGACCCAATCCAGCCGCGACGGGCAGGGTATGTCGCTGGCAGTTGGCACCATCATTAAGAAGTACAAGCGCACGCTGGTGAACTTTCAGGAAGACTTTCTGATTCCGTTCATCAATAAGGCTGCGTGGCGGTACATGCAGTTCGATCCGGAGCGGTATCCGACGGTGGACATGCGCTTCATCCCGACGGCGACCTTGGGCATCATTGCGCGTGAGTACGAACAGCAGCAGTTCGTGGGTCTGCTCCAGACGCTTGGGCCGGATACGCCGATCCTGCCGATCATCATGAAAGGCATTCTGGCGAACAGCAGCCTGAGCAATCGCTACGAACTGATCGCCAAGTTGGACGAGATGAGCCAGCCCGATCCGCAGGCGCAGCAGATGGCCCAAGTGCAGCAGCAACTGACGTTGCAAGCGGCACAGGCGCAGATTGCGGTGCAGCAGACGCAAGCCGAGCAGAACAGGGCAGAGGCGACCAAGTTGTCGGTCGAGGCGCAGTTGATGCCGCAAAAAGTTCAGGCAGAGACGACGGCTGCAATGACGAAGAACCTGCCGACCTCTGACGATCTGGCGAGTATTGAGTTCGACAAGCGGGTCAAGGTGGCTGAGTTGATGTTGAAAGAAGCCGACATCAAGAACAAGAACAAGATTGTCGAGCTCCAAATGGCGGACAAGATGATGACCCGCAAGGATGCCGAGGGCGATATTCTGTCGCGGTTGTCCAAGGGGCTGACGCAGAATGGCTAGCATCAAGGATTGGGTGCTTAAGAAAGAGGCATCTGACGACGATCCTTTGGATGAGATCGAGGATTCGTTGGAGGAGATGCGCCCAACGGATAATGAGGCTGACGTTCTAGCGCAGATTGAGCAGACGCTGGAGGAAATGGAGAACCGCAAAGAAGCGGAGATTCAAGACCACGTTGACATCATCATTGATGCCTTCAACGTCCTGAAGGACAAGGTTGAAGCGCGTATTGCGGGTATCGAGCGCATTGAGCCTGAGAAGGGTGAGCAGGGTCCGCGTGGTGAACCAGGTCGAGATGGGCGAGATGGTTCGCAAGGACCGGCTGGACGCGACGGTAAGGATGGCAAAGACGGCGTAAACGGTCAGGACGGCGTGTCGGTCACGGACGCCAAGATCGATTTTGATGGTTCGCTGGTCATTACCCTGTCCACCGGGCGCGAGATCAATGTTGGCGAGGTTGTCCCGTTCGATGTAGCCGAGAAGATTCGCGTTATCACTAGCAATGGTGGATACAGCGGTGGTGGCGGAAGTTTGCCGGATCAGACGGGTAATGCGGGCAAGTTTTTGACTACTGACGGCACCAACCCATCGTGGGCAACGGTGTCTGGCAGCGGTACGGTTACCAGCGTCAGCGGTACGGGTACGGTCAGCGGCATTACTCTATCTGGTACGGTAACCAGCAGCGGCAACTTGACGCTTGGTGGTACGCTGGCCGTTACGCCAGCGAATTTTGCAAGCCAGACGGCAAACACGATTCTTGCAGCACCTAACGGGTCTGCTGGCGCTCCAACGTTCAGGGCATTGGTGGCGGCTGACATCCCCACGCTTAACCAGAACACAACCGGCACGGCTGCAAACGTAACCGGTACGGTTGCGGTGGCAAATGGTGGCACAGGAGCCACAGACGCGGCCACCGCAAGGACGAACCTGTCCGCTCAAAAGACGATCACGTCTGGCACTGCCGCGCCTTCAGGCGGTGTTGACGGTGATATATACTTGCAGTATGTGTGAGGTAGAAAATGGCTGACAACGTAGGTTACACGCCTGGAGCGGGCGCAACAGTTGCCGCCGACGAGATCGGAGGTGTGCTGCACCAGCGCATCAAGGTCGGCGTAGGCGCAGATGGCACGGCGGTTGATGTCTCGGAAGCCAACCCGATGCCGGTGGCCGCATACGGTGAACTGATCGAGGCCATCGAGTCGATGCGATTTGCCATCGGCGCGTTGACCAAGACTATCGGCTTCGCGCTGCCAAACACGCTGGGCCAGCCGATCATGGAAGTGCGGCAGGCGACGGCTGGAAACTTGGCAGCAACGGTGAGCGGAACGGTTACCGCAAACATCGGCACCGGCACGTTGTCAGCGCTCTCGACGCTCACGAACCAGACGCAGATCGGCGGCTTTAACGCGAACGACCAGATTCCTGCACTGATGCACATGCAGGCGGACAACCTACGCAGAAATATCACGGTGACCTGATGCCTACGACCAACGGCAACCGAAAAATCCTCGACCTCAAACGCTGGGAGTTCTGCGCGCCGTCGCCTGTTGCGTCGGTGGCCGGATCGTTTATCGTGTCGTCGCGGCACTTCCGCCAGCAGCAGATGCTGGTGACCAGCAACACGGCGGCCGCAATCTACAACCCCTCCGAGGATGGCTGGGTAACGCTGCCCTCGCCTGCGCTGTCGGGCTCCTTCGGGGCCGGAGCCAGTGGCACGGCAGGCGCATGGTCAACCGGCGCGACTGTCGGCGCGGCATCGCTGACCGCGACCGGGGGCACGACCAGCACTATCACGACCAACCAGACGCTGGCGCGCGATCTGCGCGGCTACAAGGTGTTGATCATGGCAGGCCCGAACAACGGCCTGGCGCTCGACATTGTGAGCAACACGGTCGGCACGAACGCGGTGATCACGGTCGCTACGCAAGCCAGCGCATTCAGCGCATCGACGGTCTACCGGCTGCTGACGCCGCGCTTCTACATCGTCGGCGCAGGTACGTTGGCTGCGGGCAGCTTCCGCGTCTACGACTACGCTACGAACACTTGGCAGACGCTTTCGATCACCGGCCTGCCCGCAACCATCGCCACAGACGGCAAACTCATCGCCACACCGTCAATTCTCGATGGCGCGTTCAAGCAGTTTGCCACCGGCACGGCGACCTCGGCCACCGGCACGACCCTGACGCAAACCGGCAAGACGTGGACCGCGAGCCAGTGGATCAACTCGCAAGTGCGCATCACGGGCGGCACGGGCGCGGGCCAGATTCGCACGATCACGGCGAACACCGCTGATACGCTGACCGTCGCAACGTGGACGATCAACCCCGATGCAACCTCGAACTACGCCATCGAGGGCAACGACAACTTCCTCTACTACCTCGGCAATAACGCGGTCACGATGTACCGCTACGACATTGCCGC